ATCGGCCAGTGGCGCAACTCCGGGCTCGGGCGATTCAGGTGGGAGGAGGTGGCGTAGATGGCCACGCTGGGCAAGTCCATGGCCGAGGCGCGGGCCATCCTGCTGGCGTACGGCGCCGAGCTGGCGCGCATCTGCGACGAGCTGGGGCTGGGCGGCTGCGACCTCGCGGCCGACGTGACCGACCCCGAGGGGCGCTTCGTGACGTTCCGCGGCTACAACACCGACGACGACACGATGCTGAGCTTCCGCGTCGACATCCCGGGCAGGGAGGTGGTCGCATGACGCCCATCGAGCAGCTCGCCGTCGAGCAGGCCGTCTACAACGTGATCGGCGAGGACCTCAAGGCGGGCAGGACCGGCAACCTGCGCGGCGAGGTGAACGAGTGGTACCTCGCGCTCTACGAGCAGACCGGCGCCACCGGCTTCGAGGTCCGCGTGAACGGCCAGAAGGTCGGCACGTACGGCTTCAACCGCGTCAAGGGCACGCCGGAGCGCGAGGTAACCGAGCTGCGCGTGGTGGACCGCGACGCGCTCATGGCCGACGAGAGCGAGGAGTTCGTGGCGTGGTGCGCGCGGTGGCTTGAGTCGCACCTGTGCGACCTCGCCATGGAGTACGCGACCGAGACCGGCGAGCTGCTGGACGGCATGGGGCGGGTCACCGAGACGGTGCCCGCCACGCCCGACGGCATCCGCCCGAACGGGACGCTGCGCGTCCGTGCGGACAAGGTGGCGGCCGCCCTCGGCGGCGCGCTGCCGTCCTACGTCGCCGGGCTGCTGGGAGGTGGCGAGTGATGCTGGCCGGGCGCCAGCGCGATGAGCTCTCGCGCTACACCAACGACACGCAGGCGATGCTCTCGCGCATGACCGTCAAGCAGCTGCGGACCTACGCCAGCCAGCACCGGCTCAACGGCAGCCTGGGCGGCGCGGGAACCAAGGCGGCGCTCATCCAGGAGATCGTCGGTCAGCTGCGCAACCGTCGGCTGCTTGAGATGGAGGGGGAGCTGTGAAGAAGGGGCCATGGTTCGAGGCCCGCACCGTCGACTACCTGCGCGCGGCGTTCGGCGAGTCCGTCGAGCGCCGCGTGATGGGCGGCGCCAACGACCGCGGCGACGTGGCCGGGCTGTACTGGCGCGGCGAGCCCTTCGTGATCGAGGCGAAGAACCGCGCGAAGCTGGAGCTGGCGACGTGGATGGACGAGCTGTCCGACGAGTGCGGCAACGCCGACGCCGACATGGGCGCCGTCGTGTTCCACCGCAAGGGCCGCGGCGCGAAGTCCATGGGCGACCAGTACGTGCTCATGGACCTGCGCACGCTCGTGAGGCTTCTGGGGGGCGAGCCGGATGGAGGGGTTTAGCCTCAAGCCGAACGAGCGCGACCGCCGGATGTGGCAGGAGCGCGTGGAGCGGGCGCGCGTCTGGTGGGTCGAGTTCTCGCCCCCGGTCGAGCGCCTGTTCTGCGACGGCGCGCACCTCGCGGCGGCGAACGAGGCCGACTACGGCGTCGCGTGGCTCGGGCTGCAGACGCACCACCATCCCCGCCGCATGCCGACCGACCGGCCCGACGTGTGGCTGCTGGAGTACGGCATCCCCATCGAGCGCATGGCCGTCGACCACGCGTGGATGCGCGGCTGGATGGAGGTCGTGCGCGCCAACGGGGTGCACGGCAGGTACCGCGAGGCGGGCGTCGTACCCGAGCGGTGGTACGAGTTCTAGAGAGAGGAGAGGCGCCTATGGATTGGAAGCCGATTGTTGGCTATGAGGGGCTGTATGAGGTCAGTGGCATCGGCACCGTTAGGTGCAGGAAGAGCGACCATTACCGCCTGCTCAAGCAAAAGTTCAACAGGTTTACGGGCTACTACGCGGTCGACTTGCGTAAGGACGGGCAGTGCAAGACGTGCTCGGTTCATCGCCTTGTCGCAACGGCGTTTCTTCCGAATCCCGATGGGCTCCCGTTTGTGAACCACAAGGACGAGGACAAGACCAACAACAGTGTTGGAAACCTTGAATGGTGCACCAGCGAGTACAACAACTTGTACAGCAGCTACAAGCGATGGAAGAAAGTCGAAGCCTACACCGTTGACGGCGAGCTGCTTGCGACGTTCGAGAGCGAGGGCGCAGCCGCGCAAATGCTGGGCGTGTCGAAGTCTGCAATCAGTCAGGCTGCGCGTGGCCAGCGTGGCACGTGCCTTGGACTCGTGCTCAGACTCAAGGAGTAACGATGGGCAACATGATTCTCATTCTTGGCAAGAGTGGCAGCGGTAAATCAACTTCGCTGCGAAACTTCGAACCTGATGAAGTCGGCGTGTTCTCTGTGGCTGGAAAGCGGCTCCCGTTCAGGAGCAAGCTTCCTGTTGTTCAGCACGCCAGTTATGCACGAATCTCCGAGATTCTGGCCGCAAACCGGCGGCGTTGCTACGTCATCGATGATGCGACCTACCTCATGGAGTTCGACAACTTCTCTCGCGCGAAGGAGTCCGGATACGGAAAGTACGTAGACATGGCGGTGGCGTTCCAGCAGCTGCTGCAGCGCGCCTCGTGGACGAGCGAGGACACCAACGTCTACTTCCTGATGCACCCGGACGCCGACGAGTACGGGCGGGAGAAGCCCAAGACCATCGGGCGCATGCTCGACGAGAAGTTGTGCGTCGAGGGGCTGTTCCCGATCGTCATAGACGCCCGCGTCACCCAGGGCGAGGACGGGCGCCCCAGGCACGTGTTCGTGACCGAGAACGACGGCACGAACCTCGCCAAGGCCCCGATGGGCATGCTGCCGCCGGTGATGGACAACGACCTCGCGGAGGTCGACCGGCTCGTGCGCGAGTACTGGGGCATGGCGCCGATCGTGGAGAGGGGTGAGGATGGGACAGGTCAGGGCGATCGAGACTGAGTACAACGGCTACCGATTTCGCTCAAGGCTGGAGGCCCGCTGGGCCGTGTTCTTCGACGCGGGTGGAATTAGGTACGAATACGAGCCGGAGGGCTTCGAGAGCGATGGCGACAAGTACCTGCCGGACTTCTACATGCCAGACTTTGACACGCATGTCGAGGTTAAGGGCAGGCGTGACGGCTACGAGGAGGAGCTGCTGCGAGCCAGCGGCTTCATAACGTAGGGAGGCCCAGTCAAGCGAATACTCGTGCTCTCCGACGTCCCGCCCAAGACCGACGACGGCGGTCTTGGGCACTTCCCGTGCTACTACTACGACGGCATATCGGACGAGGTGCGGGGCGGCTGGTGGTTCTTCCATGACTATGACAACCACCTCCGCGGAAACATCAGCGCCGCCGACTACGTGCCACCGAACATCTTCAAATGGGACCTGGACCGCGGAAAGTTTGACATAGCTCCTAAGTCCGACCACTCGACGGACCTGCGTGGAACCTTCGCAGGAAGATTCGTCGGGCCGCTGGTTTCTAGAGACCCAATCGATGACCAAATCAACAGAAGAGCCAACTACGACTGGAACCGCCTGACGTTCGCAGCGCTCGAAGCCGCCAGGCAGGCAAGGTTCGAGCACGGCGAGACGCCGACGAAGGAGTCAGTTCAAGGCCGCACGCAGCGGTAGAAGGGAGGGCATCATGCCCAAGCTGAAGAAGAAGTGGAACGAGATCAGCGAGAGCACGGGCGGCTTCTCGGACATCGAGCCGGGCGCCTACGCGCTGGTGATCACGGGGTACGAGCCGCACGAGGACAGGGAGTACGTGCGGTTCACCTGGGACGTCGCGGACGGCCCCTCGAAGGGCGCCTACGCCCAGAGCCAGTACCCGCCCTCGGACGTCCTCAGCTGGAAGGAGAGCGCCTACGGCATTCTGAAGCACAAGCTGCACGTGCTCGCCGAGTCCAACGTCGGGTTCAAGCCCACCGTCGCGTTCGAGTCCGACGACTGGCCCCAGTTCGTCGGCAAGCGGTTCTACGCCGTCGTGCGCCGCAGGCTCTACACCGCAGGCCCGAACAGCAGGACGCCGGGGGCGGACAAGACGGCGATCGAGGTCGCGCGCTGGCTGAAGCCCGACGAGTACGAGGGCCGCAGCTGGCCCGACAGCCTGCTCGCCGACCGCGACCAGCGCGACCAGGCGACGCAGGCTCCGGCGCAGCGGCAGGTGGCGCAGGTGCCCGCCAGCTTCGACCAGTCGCCCGACCTGTACGGGGAGGACGTGCCCTTCTAGGACGCGCCGACAGCACGAGAGACAAGCAAGGAGGGGCCACGCATGGCCCCTCCGCACCTGACTAGACCGATTGTAACCAAAAGGAGCGCCAGATGGCACAGTCAGAACGCTTCTACTTCTGGCGCGGGTACTACGACGCCATGGAGTACCTGACCGACGACGAGGTCGGCAGGCTGTTCCGCGCGATCTGCGCGTATGCGTTCGACGGCGAGGAGCCGAACTTCGAGAACGAGCGGCTGATGCAGGTCGCGTGGACGATGGTCGCCGACACCACGCGCGAGAGCGTGGAGATGGGCAAGCGCGCGAGCGAGGGCGGCCGCAAGAGCGGCGAGACGCGCCGGGACAAGGCGCAAACGAAGGGGGTTCGGAAGGGGGTTCGGAAGTCCCCTCAGAAGGGGGTTCAGAAGGGTGCTTCGAACGTAGGGTACGGTAGTACCCCTTCTGCTGGCGCAGAAGGGGGTGGCGCTTCGCCTGCCGCGCCTGACGGCGCGGCGCTCGCGCCAGGCAGCGCCGTGGACGGATGGTATGCGGCGAACGGGCTGGAGGCGCCGCCCGCCCCGCTGCCGCAGGGCGGTGGCGCGTAGTGGGGACGTGGACGTGGGAGGAGCTGCGCGACGGCGACAGGCCGGACGGGCCGCTCGCCCTGAACGCGTACCTCGACATGCCCGACCCGCTGCCCACCGGCGTGGCGGCGCTCGACCAGCTGCTTGGAGGCGGGATGACGCGGGGCGTCACCGTGCTCGGCGGCGGGCCCGGCGCGGGAAAGACCGCGACCGCCTGCCACGCGGCCGCGATGATGGCGGCGAGCGGCAAGAAGGTCATATACGCGAGCTACGAGACCGGCTGGGACGTCGTGCAGCTCCGGTGTGCGTCCGCGTGGAGCGTGAACAACCCGGACCCGCGCGTCGGACAGGTCAACTGGTCGACCATCGTGACGGGCAAGGAGCGGCGCAGCAGGCACGAGTACGACGGCCTGACCCGAGAGCAGCTGGGGCGCTACACGGTAGGCAGCCTCATGGACCCCGTGACGACGACGCTGACCGTGTGGGACGGCGGGCCAGGAAGGAACCTCGCCGTTGACGTCGGCGGCAACAGCGTCGCCGACCTCTGCCGCGTCTGCGAGGACGTGGAGCAGGACATAGGCGAGCCGCCCGTCCTCGTCGTCGACTACATACAGATCGTTCCGACCGACGCGAGGGGCGAGCAGGGCGACACGGAGCGGGTCACCGAGGTGATGGGGACGCTGCGCGAGTACGCCTACGGCGCGCGCGACAGGCACGTGCTGGCGCTGTCGAGCCTGCGCAAGCTCACGCAGGCGGAGCTGCGCGACGGCCCGGACCTCGGGTGGTTCCGCGGCAGCGCCCACGTGGGATACGACGCCGAGCAGGCGGTGATCCTCGTGAGCGACCGCAGGAAGGTCGACGACCAGTGGGTGACGAGCTACGCGCCCGACGGTGCGGTCGAGGGCCGCATGACCGTCGTGAAGAACAGGACGGGGGCCGCCGGGTGGAGCAAGCCGACGCTGCTCTACGGCTGGTGCAGCTACCTGAAGTAGGCGGAGGTGGTCAGGACGAGATCGGTTGAGTTCCGCTGCGACCTGTGCGGCGAGCCCGCGACCGAGTGGGCGCGCGTCTACCGCCACAGCCTGCTCGACGGGCTGCGGCAGGGCGCGCACGACCTCGTGGAGGTCGACCTGTGCCCGGGCTGCGCCGCCCGGCTCCGGGCGCTGCTGGAGGGAAGGGGCGGCAAGGACGAGACGAAGGAGGACCCATGGGAAAGCCGACCGACGAGCTGAGGGCGCTGTGCGCCGAGCTGGGCGTCGCGGTCACCCACGGCTACCGCGTGGGCGACGGCACCGAGCGCGTGAGCGCCGACACGGTCACCACGCTGTGGCCCATCGAGGGCGACCCGCGAAAGTCGCTCACGTTCGAGGAGGAGGGCGGCGCGCTCTGGTGCGTCGACGACATGTGCCCGCGGCAGGCCGTGGAGGCCGCGCTGGGCGGGAGGGACAGGGACGATGGCTGAGAACACGCTGGGCGCCATGACCGACATGCTCTTCGCGGAGCTGCGGCGCCTGAACGAGCTGGACGCGGGCGACCCGGAGGCGCTGGCCGCCGAGGTCGAGCGCAGCAAGGCCATGCAGGGCATGGCGAAGGAGATCAACGCGAGCGCCAAGTCGCAGCTGGACGCCGCGCAGTTCCGCGCCGAGTGGGCGGGCGCGCGGCAGGCGGCGGTGCCGAAGGTGCTCGGGAGCGGGGGCGAGTGATGGGCGGCGTCAGGCTGGGGGCGTGGCCGGTGAGGGCGTACTGCCCGGGCTGCGGCAGTCTGTGCTCGCACGCGACGCTGGCGGTCGGGACCGACGGCGCGAGGTCGCTGCGATGCAAGTCGTGCGGCCACGAGTGGTCGCGCAAGCGCGGAGCCCCGCGGACGGCGGCGACGTCCGAGGCGGAGCGCAGGGTC